ACCCTTGGAACCATCCTTATTAAATAATAACTATTTTGATGAGTTTTATTCTGAGTATCCTCGAAAGGTTGGAAAGGGAGCGGCTAGAAAAGCATGGGCAAAGGCAATCAAGAAAGCTGATGTCCATTATATTATTTCCTCGGCTTCTTTGTATGCAAAGAGTACAATCGGAAAAGATAAAGAATTTATACCTCATCCTGCAACATGGTTAAATGGCGAAAGATGGGAAGATGAAATAAAAGATAATAATAAAAATGAAACTTTAGATATATTAAAAGAAATGGGATTGAAATATGATGCGTGAAGTAGAACTTAAAAACCGAACTATGAAAATGCTTGCACGATTAAACGCTCCTAGAGCCGTAACAGGTAACGCAGAAGCCGCCAAGAGTGAGGCCGAGTTTCTATGCAAACGAATAAACGGACTAGCTCCGACTAGACAATTTACTGAATGGTTTGATGACTTTGAGGAGGCTTTGCTAGGGAACTTGGACACTCGATCATGGCCTACAGCTAAACAGATCGGAGATGCGGCAAGGCAAATCGCACCCAAAAGGCCACAACTAATAGATGATACTCAGCCCAAAGGTTACGAGCCAGATGAACTTAAAATAAATGCTGATCGTATAAAAAATAATCAAGGTGTAGGAGAAAGTTATATAACAGGAACCTTTGCAAAACAGATGGTTAGAAACGGTTTAGTGACAGAGGAAGAACTAGAACCCTATAGAAAATATTTAAATCATTGGAAAAATAATTAAATTATGGTAGACTGGTCGTGGATAAATTCATATACCCCTCCCAGAGTGACAGGTTTTTACACTGCTCTTTTTCCGCCTGTCCTTTTATAAAGTACACTGCCCTGCGTTCTTGCGTGGGGCTTTTTTTTAATTATAATATAACAAACCGACAGATTGAGAGGTTTCATATGGCAACAGGCAAAGCAGGAAGGCCAGAGATAGAACTAACTGAACGACAGATAGAAGAGGTCGAGCAACTATCAGCAACTCTAACAACTGATGATATTGCTGATCACTTTGGTATTGGTAGAACAACTTTCTATAGACTACTGCAAAGAAATTCTGATATTTTGGAACGCTATAAAAAGGGAAGAACCAAAGTTAAGAGCTTAATTGCAGGAAGATTGATACAGAAAGCAACTGAAGGAGATACAGCTTCTCAGATATTCTATCTCAAAACTCAGTGCGGATGGAAAGAAACGCAATCGCTAGAACATTCAAGTCCTGA